GTTCTTCGATGTCGAAAACTGGCTGATCGACTCTATGCTTGAGGCGTTTGCCGAGGGTGAAGAGAACGCCATTGTCAGCGGCGACGGTGTGAACAAGCCAACCGGCATGCTGAACGGTACGCCAACAGCTGAGGAAGATGGAACGCGGGCCTTTGGGACCCTGCAGTACATCCCTACCGGTGTGGCAGCCGACTGGGCTGCGTCTGATCAGGGTGATACGTTCCGCGACCTCGTTTACTCGCTGAAGAAGGGCTATCGGTCCAATGCGCGGTTTCTGATGAACCGGGCGGTTGCCGGTGATGTCATGAAGTTCAAAGACGGCCAGGGCAACTACCTTTGGCAGCCCAGTGCAATCCTGGGCCAACCTGACCGGCTGATGGGCTACGCCGTCGCGGAGTCGGAAGAGATGCCCGATGTCGCGGCGAATGAGTTCCCCGTTGCGTTTGGTGACTTCCGCGCAGGCTATGTGCTGTGCGACTTGGTTGGGTTCCGGCTCACCCGGGACGATGTGACCACACCCGGCTATGTGAAGTGGTACGGGCGGCGCCGTCTGGGTGGCAACAAGAAGAAGTCCGAAGCGATCAAGCTCGTCAAAATCGCCGCCTCGTAAGCCCAAGGGCTACGAGCGGTACAAGGCCGGGGCAATCGCTCCGGCCTAATTACTAGCGGAGAGAACTCATGCAGGCGAAAATCACACGCTCGTTTCGGATCACTGAGGGCGAGGCAACACGCAAATACACGCCCGGTCAGATTGCCGAGGGTGACACCGCGAAATGGGCCATCGAAAACGGCCATGGTGAAGAGCTTAAGGAGGAAAAGGCCAACCAAAAGCCCAGCAATAAGGCGGCTTCTAAGCCCGCTAACAAGGGCGCTTGAGCAAGCCCGATGCTTTCCCAGATTACAGGCCCCGTGGGGCACCCCGTCTCAACGGACGATGCCAAGGCGCAGCTTCGCGTTCTGCACGCCGATGAGGACACGCATATCGATATGTTGATCGCTGCAGCGCATCAGCATCTCGATGGCGCGCGGGGCATTCTGGGTCGCAGCTTGATGACGCAGACTTGGCGGTTGACGCTTTCGGGTTTCGAGCCGTGCGGAATCCTTCTGCCATGTCCGCCGGTTCAATCGGTTATCTCGGTTGCCTACTACGATTCTGATGACGTGCTTCAGACCATGCCGACCGCTGATTGGCGCCGCGTCGGGGATGGGGTCGAGCCCGCGTCGTCTTGGCCGACTGGGCTGGCCGACCGATCGGATGCCGTGCGGATCGACTATGTCGCTGGCTACGGCGATGCCGCCGCTGTTCCAGGCCCCCTAAAGGCCGCAATGCTTTCGATCATTGCGGAGTTGTACGACAACCGGTCGTCCATGGATGACGGCGGAGATATGAAGATCTCGCCAATCACCAAGATGCTGATCGCGCCGTTCCGGGTGCCACGGCTATGACCGCCGCGCTCTTAGATCGATTGATTGTCATTCAGCGGATCAATGAGGGCCCCAAGAACGCCTTCGGTGAGCCCGCGCCGTCGCAATGGGACGCGCTGACCAGCGCATGGGCCTCGCGCAAAGACGTATCGGATGCCGAGAAGGTTACGGCTGGTGTGGAGCTGTCAGTTCGTCGTTCGCGGTTTCTGGTTCGCTCCAACGCGCTCACGCGGTCAGTCACGACGAGCGACCGCCTGAATGTGGACGGTGACCCTTGGGACATCGTTGGCGTGAAGGAGCGCGACCGGAACCGTCTGATCGAGATCACGGCAGAGGCGCGGAGCGACTGACGTGGAAGAGGCGTTTCGCGCAATCCTCGCTGGCGACGCGGGAGTCTCGGGCTTTGTGGGCGATGAGATCCATTGGGTCTTGGCCCCGAAATCGCAGAAGGACTTGCCGTACTTGTCACTGACCACTGTGGTCGATGAGGACGACAACACAATTGAAGGTCCCGTTGGTGTTAAGTCGGCGGTCGTCCAGGTCGATGCCTGGGCCAGTGCGTATTCGGAGGCGGTGCAGGTGTACCGGGCAGTCAAGGCAGCGCTGGCAGGCTTCGCCGGAACGGTGGCCGGAACTCAGGTCCAGGCGGTCTTCTTTGAGGGCGCACGGGATCTGGGCGGGGACGAAGGCGACCGCCGGCTTTACGGGCGCTCGGCAGATTTTCGGATCGTTTGGGCCGAGTGAAATGACACGGGTCACGGTCAAGACGACGGGCTTCAAAGAGGTTGAGGCCGCGTTGTTCGAACTGAAATCGGCGACAGCAAAAGGTGTCGCGCGACGTGTGCTTAAGCGCGTGGGCGGCATCCTCAAATCTAAGGTCGAAGACCTTACGCCCCGCTCGTTGCCCGACCAAGGACTCGAGGGTCACGCGAAGGACAGCTACGCGGTTTCTTCGCGGGTCTCGCGCGGCGCGTATCGAAGCGAGCGGAACGAACGCAAGGGACTGGTGTTTATGTACGTGGGCACGAATAGCCCGGTCGCGTTCTGGCAAGAGTTCGGGACGGTGAACCATGCCCCGCGCGGATACTTCCGCAAAGCATGGGCGCAAACCCGTGAAGAGATGTTGGCCCAACTGAGCGTTCAGATGCGCGCAGAGGTCGACAAGGCCGTGGCGCGTGCCCGGCGCAAGGCCGGTCGATAGCCGGGCAATCAGCTACAGCATAGGAGTCGAATTATGGCTGGTGAAATCATTCTGAGCGGCGCGCTCGTGGAGCGCTCGCCCGCTGGGGCCAATACCTGGGCGACCATTCCGGGTGTGACCTCGCTGGGGTTCCCGGAGGAACAGGTTGACTATCAGGAGATCACGAACCTCGACAGCCCAGGCGGTTATCGTGAGTACATCTCTGGCCTGATCGACGCGGGCGAAGCGTCGATGGAGCAAGTCTATACCCGCGATGCGTACGCCCAATTGGAAGCGGATCGCGGCGTACTTATGGACTATCGCATCACGCTGAAATCACCAGATGGCGGCGTAACGACAGGCGACGTGCACTCGTTCAGCGCGATCAGGACCGGCGCCTTCGTGACCGATGATGTGGGGGCCCCGGTTCGGATCGCAAACACGCTCCGCATCAGCGGGCAGCCCGGCTTCGTGGCTGGATCGTAAAACATGGCTGATCCGCGCGGTGCCGTGACCCTGGCGCATGGTGACGAAACGTACACCATGCGCTTTTCCATCAATGCCCTTTGCGCCTTTGAAGAACACGTTGGCAAGTCGCTGATGCAGGTCTTCAGCGAAGGCGAGAAGGCTGAGCTTTCGGTGACGATGATCCGTTCGCTGGTTTGGGCCGGCCTTACCGAGGACAAGCCAGACCTGACGCTGAAAGAGGCCGGAGAAATCATCCAAAACGTCGGACTTGAACCGATGACGGAAGCGATGATGGAGGCCGTGCAGGCTTCGTTCCCGGATGCGGGAGGGGACCGCGCGGGAAACCCGCAGGGGGCGAAAGCCCCGACAAAGGGAAGGGCTGGAAAGCCCTCTTAGCGGTCTGGTGCGAGTATGACCGCAACTACGATGAATTCTGGCGGAGAACACCGGCAGAAGTCGACCTGATCCTGAAAGCCTGCGCCAAAAGGATCAATCAAGAATTCCGCATGCAGCGTGCGGCGGCCTACGAGGTCGCCCGCCTGACGCGGGCGAAGGAATTGCCGGATTTCAAGACGTATATCGACGGCCCGCAAAAGCGGTTCGTTGACGATCCGGAAGAGCAAAAAATCTCTATGCGCGCTTGGGCCAAACGGAGAGGGGCGAAGGTCAAATGAAAAACGTCATCGGTCGCCTGCTTGTCAATCTGGGCATGGATTCCGCCGCGTTCGAAAAGGGCGCGACGGATGCCGAGCGGCGCATGGCGAAGATGCAAAAGAGCTTTGCGCGCGTGGGGGCCAATCTGCAGCGCACGGGCGCCCGGCTTTCAGTCGGGTTGACCACTCCCATCGTGGCGGCGTTCGCAAAGGGCGTGCAGGCACAGCGCGAGCAAGAGCGCGCTGTGGCGGCGGTCGAGGCGGCGTTGGCCAGCATGGGCAAGCAGGCGGGCTTCACCTCCGAAGAGCTGCAGAAGATGGCGGCCAATCTGCAGAAGAACAGCCTGTTCGGTGACGAAGAAATTCTGGGAAGCGTCACCGCCAATCTGCTGACCTTCGGCAACATCGCGGGTGATGTCTTTGAGCGGACTCAGCAAGCCGCGCTTGATCTTTCCGCTCGTCTAGGCACCGATCTTCGATCCTCGACGTTACAGCTTGGCAAGGCGCTGAACGATCCAATTCGCGGCGTGACCCAGTTGCGCGAGGTGGGCGTTTCTTTCTCTGATGCTCAGATCGATGTGATCAAGAACCTTGCCGAGACCAACCGTCTTGCCGAGGCCCAGGCGTTGATCCTGGATGAGTTGGAGAAACAGTACGCAGGCCAAGCGGCGGCGTTGGCGGCCACAGATTCCGGCCGCATTGAGCAGTCCCTCAACAAGATCAGCGATGCGTTTGAAAAGGTCGGCGCCGTGGTGCTGCCGGTACTTGCGGACTTTGCGGAATTCGTCGGTCGGTTGGCCGATTCCTTCGCAAACCTCGACCCGAAAATTCAGAAGATCATTGTCGCGGGTGTTGCCTTGGCTGCGGCACTGGGGCCGGTCCTGATCGGCGCGGGCCTCATGGTCAGTTCGCTAGGGGCGCTCTTGCCGCTTGTGGCCGGGCTTGCGGGGCCGTTTGGTCTGGCGGCGCTGGCGGCGGTCGCCTTTGGCGCTGCGGCCTTTGCTGTCGTCACGAACTGGGACAGCGTGCGCGAGACGTTGCGCGATCTGCCCGCACAGGCAGAAGAGTTTGGCAGAACGCTTGGTGAAACCTTGCCGGGTGCGATCCGTGAGGCGGTGCCGCAGGTCGTTGAGGCGGTGAAGCTCATCACGGTCGCGGTGATCGTCGGGGTGAAGTCACTTACCGATGAGTTGGGTGCCCAAGCCGCTGCCGCGATGCTCCGATTTGTCGAGACGCTGCGCCTAAAGATCGAAGACGTGCGCATAGTCATTCGTGAGCTGGTTCAGGCGGTGATTGATGAGTTGACCGGCCTGGGGCAACGGTTGTTCGAGGCTGGCGCAGAGTTGATGAACGGCCTTGCCAACGGCATCAGAAGCCGAGCCGATGCAGTGGTGAGCCGGGCGCGCGAGGCCGGAACATCGGTGGTGAAGAGCGTTAAGGACTTGTTCGGCGTTCGGTCGCCGTCGCGTGTGTTTGCCGAAATTGGCCGCGACCTGATGGACGGCCTTGCCATTGGTATCGAGGATGGTTCGGATCGTGCGGTCGAGGCCGCGCGTCGGGCCGGTAGTGCCGTGTCGGATGCTGTGAGTGGAGCCACGCAAAACCTGTTCAACAACCTGTTTTCCCGGTCGGGGTCCTCGACCGCGCTTTCGACCTTTGTCAATGACATCGGGCGGGCGGGTGTGCAGTCGTTCACGAACCTTTTGACCACTTCCTTTTCGCCAGGCGGCGGCGGTTTCGGCGGCGTCTTCAGCGGGATCGGCACGGCATTCCGCGGTGTTGGGGCAGGGCTCAAAACCGCTTTCAGCGGCGGCGGGTTTTTCAGTGG